CCCGCATCAAGCTCCCTAGAATGCCCCACTGCAAGCACGAGGATGCGCTCCTGCGCGTTTTTAGCGATTTCTTTAGTGTGACCTCCAGAATCATCCTCAAGGCTCTCAGAATCGATCCTAGAGCGTAATCCTTCAAGAAGCCTGATTGCCTCGTTTAGTTCGTCTTTTATATCCATGTGGTTGAGGGGGCTTTGCTAGCGTTGATCTTGTAGTAGGAATCCGTGAACTTCTGAAGCTGTCTTTGGATGTCCTCCTCTTTTCGTTCAGAGATCTTAATGTCGGCATCCTGTGCCATCTGTTCGACCCAGTATGCCACTCCCATTGATAGTGCGTCAAGCCTGTCATCGTGTGTTAAGGCTCCCTTTTCGCGTGTCAGGCGAGACATCTGGAACATCAACTGGTATCTTAGTTGGGACTCGATGGGATACTTCTGGGCGGTATCGTAGTCGTTCCTGATGACCTTGGGGTCGATGACCAGCTTGTGTTGGTTCATCACGGGTTCCAGGGTGTCCACGATGCGCTTCTCCTTCTGGATGTTATGACGAACCTCTTCGACGGTTACCGGATAAATCTTTGATAGATAGGGCTTTAGGATCTCTACGAACATGCCGTCACCGAAGTTGCTTTCAACAACAATAACATTCACGTTGTTCATCTTGGCCTTCATCGTGAGAACCTTTAAGACGGTATCATCGTATCCCCCTTGCATACCGCCGGCATCCGTCACATAGAGATACCCGTTGAGCATCTTTACGACTGCCCACGAGGTTTCGTCCTTGCCTCGTCCCGATGGGTCAATGGCTAACACACTACCAGTGAATGGGATGTTATCACCGATGACCTTCATGGGGCGAAAGAAGCGGTCCCCTGTGAACCCTACGTTTGGCACTGTGGCATCCCAAGCGTTCTCAGGTGATTGCGCCCAGACCAGCTTCTCGGGAGCCGTGGTGTCATCAATGTCCATAACAATTAAGTCATTGATCTTCAATGGATAACGATCTAAGTCGGACAGCTTGGGGTCCAGCATGAACTGCATCGCGAACCCTGATTTTCCGTAGGATGCCTCCCGTTCTGCAAGGTCAATCTCGGAGAATCGTGTGGGTTCTGTGGGGCTTCCGATAAGGTCATCATCGATGCACGAGGCGGCTATGTTACCTTGGTAAATCTTCTCTGACTTCTCCACGCCTATCTTCTTCGCCGGCCAAATGCGAGTCTCGTAGTCCCTTTCGAGCATTTTGTTGTAGATGCTGTCCTCGCACTGTGGAGTCCCAAGGAACAGAATGCGACTGTCATCGTTAGGCTTAAGGATAGCTTCGAACTCCTTGACCTGTTCCGAGAGCTTGTCCCGCATGGATTGGGTCGCGGAGTTGTTGGGAACCTCTACGTCATCAGCCACAATGATGTCCGCACGGCTACCGGTAAGCTGGGATGTTATACCGAGGGACTTGACGCTTGGGGCGTGTGAGGCTTGCGCTGGGCCAACGTCAAAGGAGATCTTGGAGAAGCGTTGCTTGTCGGTGGGCTTTAGGTGTCCAAGGATCTCCATCTCGTGAATGATACGGAGGGTGAACGTCGAGAAGTCATCGGCGCGGTTCTTGGATGCGGAGACCACCAGGATGTTCTTCTGTGGATCAAGGAGTAGTTGGTGAACGACGAAGGCTGAACAAATCCATGACTTACCTACACCACGGAACCCTTGGATAACACCTCGGCGTGGTCCGTGTTGCATCCACTCGGCTATCTCGTATTGGATAGGAGTAGGTGCTGGAAGTGACAAGTGGTTCCACGTCATCCAAAGGAAGTTGCGGAAGTCTTGGAGTTTTTTCGGAAGGTCGCTCATTCGTTGACTACTTGATCAGTCGGATCGTCAAAGGGAAGGATGTTCACTAGGCTATCCAAGGGTGATCCTTTGGTGACTGCTGCGCTGATGTTATTGTCCTTAAGTAGCTGTCGGGCAGCGTTTAAGAGAGCAGGGGTGTCATCTCCGCTTTGGATGCGATCAATGAAGGTGTCAATCAAGAGATCCTGGAGACCCTCCATTTTAATGCTACGGGATTCGTCTTTCATCGTTTTCTTAGGGCGTGGTAAATCTTAATCACCATGTATGTTAAGGTTGTTAATCCTACGGCGATAGCAACTGAGGTGTTCACTTGTTCAAGGGTTATGTTAGCAATCAATCCGGTGACCCCGATCATAGGTGTGTTAAGATTTGGGTTCATGGGTTCTTAATAGGTACTTCCGAAGACCACGAAATCAAAGTTCAAGTTAGCCGCCTCAGCCGTCTCCGCGGCATCAATAACAAAACCAGATGTGCTTTTTTGAATGACAGTCGCGTAAAAGTTTGTGATTGCCGAAGGTGAAGTTCCGGTCACTAATACAAAATAATTAGCGTTTGAAAGAGCCGTGTTAAAGGTAATTGTTCGTTGTGTAGTTGACGTGTTGGCAACGCTTTGAACATTAAAAGATCCTGCTGCAACTGAAGGATCTCCAGTATCATAAGTCACTGATCCGTAACACTTAGGAGCAAAAGGACTATGCTTAAGCACATCAGGAGTCACCACGCCGGCAACAACACCAGGAGTTCCATGCGTACCCGTCCCTAGTTGTCCTTCCATTTGGACTTTACTAGCAGACTTGACTTTATCGTATGTTACTGCATCATCCACTATCTTCACGGTGGTGACTGCATCGTTTTCAATCTTGGTAGTGGTAACTGCTTCTGTCTCAATCTTTTCCTCGGTAACCGCTGCTGCTGCGAGTTTTGTTGTAGTAACTGCTCCGTTCGCTATCTTTGCTGCGATGACAGCATCATTGGCAATCTTGTCGGAAGTCACAGCATTGTTTTGAATCTTTGCGTTTTCCACAGCGTTATCTGCCAGCGCATTTGAACTGACACTCTGGATTCCACCTTTTGTATGCCCAGCGTCTTCATTCATTTCCTGTGCGGCGAACAAGTTTTGCTTATAGGCAAGATTAAGATCTTCTGCACTCAACACTGCACCATTGGTAAAATCAACGAGTTCGGTTATTGAGGTCGCACGGAAGACTCGGATTTGGTTCGCTGCGTGGTTGTTGATTTTGCTGAGATCACTCCAGTTTGTTGAAGTGCATGTCACGGTCTTAGCGGCGAAGTTCAGCGTGTAGTCCGTGTCTTTGATAAGTGTCAGCTTTTGAAATGCTTCAGCCGCTGATGAGTTGATAACACAAACTTCAATATCGTCAGCACTTAAGGCTTCAAGGGAGAAGGTGATAGGGTTAGTCCACTCGGTTCTGTCTGCGCTTTCTAGCTGATAAAATGACAGGGCGGTTGTTGTTGTTAAAGCCATAATGTTTTAGAGGGATGGGATTGGGTTTATTGATTGTCCGGTTCGGAGTTGATAGTTACGTTGTTGCACCTGTTTAACAGTTTGTTGAAGTTCTGGAAACTCTTGAATAACAAGGCGTTTGGCGACACTGCGATAGCGCGTGATGACTCTCTTAGCAAGACGCACTCGGGGATCGGTGTCGCCTTCACCACCTCCAAATTGCTGGAAGTTCTGCTCTGCTTGTTTGTATGCAGGTGATTTGAACAACGTCTTCAATGATTGGCGAAGGGTGCGTCCGTAGATCTTGTGTTCACTGGTGAGTTCCAACATGCGGTCGTAGGCTTGCCTTCCATCGGGATTGTAGAACTCTCTCATGTCCGTTTCCTTGCCCTTTGTCCAGTTGGTTGGAGGCATCGAGAATCCATAAAGAAGTCCTTGGATCTTTTCATCCACTAAGTCGTTTTTGGTGGACTGGATGTAGATGGGATTAAGCATCGCTAAGACTCCTCCTGGATTCTGCTTGTAGACCGCTTCACCGAGGAAGGTTCTCTTTGGGGGAATGCTCTCTTCGGCAATCGGAATCTTACGCCAGATCGCGTCTTTAAGTGTGCGCGTTTCCCTGATCATCTGCTCCCCGTTGGCGTTCTTGAGTTTGTCCACAAACATTGGAACTGCCATTGCTGATCCAATATCCTTGAACGTCTTAGGAAGATAAATTTCAGGCTCCCGTGTAAGGTTAAGGATGTTGTTAACTCCACGAAGGAATGATTTGTCCGTCATATTCTCTGCAATGGTAAAGGACAACGCTGAGAAAACCTCGGCAAAACCATCGTTATCATCAGGGTTCATCTTAGTGAACTCCGCTGCGTCAGCGATAATACTGATCATAGTTGCTACGGGGTCTACACGTTCATAACTGACATACGTCTTTGATCCATCTTCATTATTAAATACGAAAGAGTAAGGTCTCCATCCGGTCGCCATTAACGCCTGTCGCTCCTTTCGGTTTCTTGGCCCTCCTCCGGTGATTCGGTCATTGTTCTGGGTCGCAAAGTAAATCATAGCTCCCGTAAACCCCACGGCAGTTGCGTAGCGTCCTCTTTCAGAGGCTTGTTGCATAGGGGTGAGTTCAGCCCATTCCTTCTTCCGTTGATCTGCGGTCTTTCTTATGAGAGGACTTAGCTTTTCGATACCCAAACCAGGAAGTGTGCGTCTCCATCCGAAGTGAAGGATGTTCATGGGTGTGCTTACGAACGGCATGAGGAACTTAAACACGGGCATGTGATTCAAACCTTGTTTGATAAGTCTTGTGTAAGCTCCTGGTTCATCGGTAAAAGTGCTTTCACGGGCAAACTTTTCAGCGGTTCGGGATAACACATCAGCATTTGATTTATCCATGCCGATGTCGTTGATTTGTTTCTCCATGATGGCGGCAACTCTTTGTTGAAACTTAACGGCATCAGCCCTACTCAAACCTTCGTCGTTCGCTTGTTTAATTGCGGAACGCATCATCCTCGCTTCAGAGTAAAGTGACCCGTCTTTGTTAAACATCTTTTTGACATTCTTATTAACGTATTGTTGGACTTCACCGTGCGGTATCTTTTTGGCAATCGCTTCAGCCACAAAGTGCGTCCTTAGATACTGCATTGAGGACATTGTTTTGTTAAATGTATCCGCTGATCCGTTAAGCCTGTTAGGCAACCGTGTAAGGACGTTTAGAAAATCCATGACCTGAGCCATTGGTTGACTACTGAGGAAAGCGTTTTTAGAAAAGTTGGATGAAGCAAATGCTCCTATCTCCTCACCCGAATCGTCAAACATCCTTGGACCTCCCAAGAGAGCATCTTTGTCCATCTTAAACGCTGCTATTGCCATGTTCCCTGCGTCCCCTATTCCGTAGAACAAATTGTGCATGGATATGGAGGCTTTAAAGAGAGGAATGTTACCTGTAAGAAGTGCGCCTGTGGCTAGCTCTAGTTGTTGAAGAGTCCGTGAGATAGTAGGTGTTACAGCGTTAAGGACGAATGTTGTAGGACCACTTAGGAGACTACCAGTGAACCATTGTAATCCTGCGTCCAGAACCTTGTGGAAGCCTGACTTCTTTGCTGTTTCGGCTATGGTCCGTGTAACCTCGTCGCCTTTCCCCATCTTTTCAGCGAAGGTAAGGCGTTTAGCTAGGGTGCGAGCATCTCGTGATCCTAGAGTCTGGTTAATGAATTTCTTGTATTTGGTTTCGCTTGTGATTTCCGATGCTTCGATCCTTCTTCTCGCCTCTTCTTCCCTAGCCTTCTTAATCTTATCAATCTCCTCTTTGGTCTTCTTGATGTCGCTCTTGGGATTCTTAAGACGAGCTAGTGTTTGTTCAAGTTTGTTAAGTTCTTTGATATTGTCTATCCTATCTCTTAACTCACCAATCTCTGCTTCAACATCATCAATTGATTTGTTTTCGTTCTTTAGTTTGGTCCGTTGTCTTTTTAGACGGTTCAACTCTTGAAGATCCGCAATCTGCTTCTCTATAACCGGCCTCTCTGTGGAGGATGCGTCTTCTTTCAGTTCAGCCAGACGCTTTCTAAGTTTCCCGATGGTTTTACCTCGGGACTTTTTAAGACTGTCAATCTCTGCTTGGATTGCGCTTTCGCCCATCTCTTCAGCCTTAACGTCATCTTGAAGCTCTTTGAGTCGTGTTAACTGAGTAACATCCTCATTCGCTGCTTTCACCTTGGCTTGAAGATCCACTTCCGTCTGATCTGTTACGCGACTTTCCTCGGGCTTCCTTGCGGCCCCCTCATCGGCTGTCCTTGCGGCTCCCTCATCGGCTGTCCTTGCGGCTCCCTCATCGGCTTTCTTTACGCCTGATGCGTCGGTGGTCTTCTTGCTAGATAAATAAACGTATCGTTGCTTACGCGCCCCTGGTCCCTTCTGTCTTCGATACAGACTTGACGCAGGAACTTTTAATTCGACAACCTTACCACTTGATTTCTCCCCTCCCCATACACCGCCACCAGCATACGTTTCAGCCTTTTTCTTGTCGGGGGTGACCCAAACTCCATCACTGATTTCAACGTCAGGTCCACCACCTCTGTAGATAGTAACCATACCGTCTTTATCTACAGCTAACATGTGATTTTTTTCCTGTGACTTCCAGTTTTCGTCTGAACGTATCTCATCAATACGATCTTGCGGTGTTGACACGCGTTTTTTACCTCCAGAAGCTCCTTCATCAGCTTCCCTTGCGGCCCCCTCATCGGCTGTCCTTGCGGTTCCTTCCTCGCCAGCTTCGCGTGTCTTTAGGTAGTTATCAAGATCCGCTTGGGTCTCCGTCACCGCATCCTTTGCGGCTTGAACGTGAGGCGATATGTCACCGTCATTGGCAAGGTCTTTGATCTCCTGCTCCATGACTTTCCTAGTTTTACTGTTACGCTCAAGACCTTGAAGAAAGTCATCACCTTCAAAAGCGTCCTTGTAATTCTTGGAGAACGATTCCACATAACTATTCAAGGATTCTGTTACAGTTCCTGCGTTTTTGGCTTGTCGCTGTGAGAAGGCGAAACTCAACCCCGAACCAATAGACGAACGATGCGCCATGTAGTTTCGAAGCTGTGCATACGCTTCAACCATTTCAAGCTCTAGGTTTTTTACTTGTTTTTCATCCAACCCTTTGGACTTGGAGTTTGCTATTTGTTCAGCCAATCCTTGAACTCTGTGAGTGCTTACTTGCATCCCTTGAGTGTAAGCGTGTTGGTGTAACATCACGGACTGGATAAGCGCAAACGCATCCTTAACGTAGTTGCCATCTTTATCCTTTGTTGACACTATCTTTAGTGCGTTCCTATAAACCTCTGGGTTTCCACCTGTAACTGTTTCACGGGCAATAATGTCAGCAAACGCTTGCTTGAAATTTTCCTCTGTGACTGTGGGGAAGTCTTTGTCTAGCGTGGAAGTAATTTTGTTAACAACTTCTCGTTGCGCTGCGAACGTCTTCGCTTCCACTAGCTGTTCAAGTGCGTTGACATTGTTTTGGAGGGCTTCTGGACCTCCTGTATAACAGGGTTCACTCATGATTGTTGATTATTATAATTGTTGTTATCTATTTACACTCAGGGTATTTAGGAAGGATGCTTGTTGGGTCCGACTTGGTGTTAGGGCTTCCAACGTAGTTCAGACGGCCCACTTGCAATTCAGCTTGTGCTCTCAATAATGATTCTGGAAGCAATTCTTCCACTTCATCGGCCAGCTTCAAGCCTTCCTCAGTTGCGAGTCCTGTGTCCACTAGAGCGTGTTTAAGCTCCTTGTCAGCCGCTTCTTTAGCGGCAATGGTTTCTGGCGAGCCATCCAGTTGTTTTCCTTTCTTAAGAACCTTCGCGCTTTTTATAAGGACTCCTCCAATCGCGCCCAATGCTCCTCCTTCAAGGACGTTCTTCATGCGTCCCTCAAAGGCACTGTCCTCTTCGTTGGACTGTAGGTATTCTGTAATTGAGTTACGGGTTGCATCATGTCCCACAAGGAAGTCACTAAGTCGCGCCTCGTGTTCGTCGAAGGCAATGAAGTCAGCCGTGGCTCCAGCCGTGATTGTCTTAACACCCGATACAAGTTTACTACCGGCTCCAAAAGCCTTGGCTCCTTTCGCGGCTATACCAGCAACTCCAAGACCAGGAATAAGACCTAATCCAAACTGAGTGATTCCTTCAACCAATCCTCCAACCATCCCTTGTGGGCGATCAAAGGTTCGTTCGGACCATTCATCGGGAAGGGCATCAAACAGGACCATATCGGCAAAACCTACTAGCGATCTTCCGAATCCTTCAACACCTGATGCCACTCCTGTTGCTACGTCTTCAATGAAACCCACATCATCAGGAGCGTCTCGCTTCATCTGCTGGGCAGTTTGAAAGCGGTCGAGATGGGCGTAATCCTCATCAACCTCTTCAAATGTGGTAACACCTTGGGAGTTAGGAGCAAGGAAGCGTGGGCTTTGGAATAAACTTCGGGTAGCAAAAAGACTCATGTTATTTGTTGGTTTGTTGCGGTGTTTGAACGTCAGTGAGACTACCCGCGAAAGACTCAAAGAAATCAGCTTGGTTTTTTATAAATTCCTCTAGAGGCATTTTTCCTTTAAGAAGTGAGTTGTGTATGTTTTTCAGTCTTCTCTCGTCTCCGTCTTGAAGATACTCTACGACAGCGGGAAGGTTGAAGATACGCTTTTTGGTCTCCTCTGGTTTACTGAAATTCTCGTATTTATTGTATAGAATTGCTGATTTCGTTTGTCTTAAACCCGCCTTACCTCCTACTCCATCCTCTAAAAAATGATACCACTTACGGTCAGTCATGTGGGTAAATTCACGCCCTCCTGCATAGAGTGTGGTCAAAGGGATACCTACATACTTCTTGCTTTCAATTTCGTTTTTTAGTAATGTATCATACTCGGGTTGTCCCACGATTGATTCTAGGTCTATAGCTTGTGACAGTAGAACTTCCTCATCAATGGAGTCAGTGTAAGCACCTATAAGTGCGGTTACTCTTGCTTGTGGAAGGTTTTTCTTGAACTCCCTAGCACCAATAGAGTTTTTTAGTGTAGTGTTGATCGCGCCAAGAGGGTAAGTGTCTTTCTCCCTACTATAACCCGAAGGTTTAACAACTACAGGTTTGATTACTCCTTGAGGACCGATAAGCCCTCCGCTGGCTAGCTCACGTAACTCCTTTCTTCTTATCTGTCGAGACTCGAGTGTGTTCGCTTCGATTATCCTTTCATCCTCGGGTGTTAAGGGTGGGTTTTGCGCCTTCATGCGTTCGGCGTAAGAACTAAAATATTTTCCTAATGCTTCATCAAGGAATCCTTGTGCGGTTTCTGAGACCTCCTGGCGAAATTCCGTTTGATTAGGGACGTTCCCTGCATTAACACTATCACTCCCTAAAAAGAGATCACCTCGTGGACGGTCTATGTAAGTTTCCATTGTGCTCATTTCAGCCTGTAGAGCAGCATCGAATAAGATATGTTCCGTCTCTGGTCTGAAGACCATACCGGTTACATCTTCATATTGGTTCTTCACTTCTATAAGGAACATTGAGTTGAACTCTGCGGGATCAAGACCAGAAGACTCCCTTGCTCTCTCAGGTGTTATCCCTGCCTTTAGAATAGTGCGTTGTGAGGTTTCATATGTTTGATGGAACTCCTCTTTCTTTTTGTCTTTTGCTGGGTTGGAGAAGTTCTCATAGATTCTCTCGCTGCCACGAAGACGGGCGATCTCTTTGTCGTAGAATGAGCTTAGTTCAAGCTGTTCTCTAACACTTAAACCTAACTCGGAATTATCAAGGTCTGCACGTTGTTGGCGGTAGTATTCTTCGTAGTCCTCGGTCTGAAAGTCAGACATTGCTCGTGCATCGTTATAACGGGTGATTTCTTTCAACTGGTAAGAGTCAACCTTCTTTTGGTCAAACTCCCCTTCATCTGCTTCAAGAGATTTTTCAAGCCGTGCTTCTGCGTTTTGAATCAACCTCATCCCAGCGGAGGATCTGTTGATTGGTCTTCCGTTGATTTTGAGAGAGCCGCTTTCCATTGCCTCTAAGACTAGATCAGCTTCGCTGTAGTTTTCATCCTCAACCAGCATGTTGTATTTTGCAGTAAGGGCTGGGATTAGTGTATCTTCGATTTGGAACCTGTTCAATCCTGCTGCTTCTCCTTGTGATCTAGCAAAATCAAGAGCGTATTGAAAGTTGTTGATATACCTATTGGGGTCGATGTATTGTGCAGATTGACTCACCGCAAGCGTGGCATTCATTTGATCTATCGCGCTGTCTGGTATATCTTGAATATTAATTCCTGCTTGAGCCAAAAAGTTCGTCTCTAATGCTGCAATAGCTTCTTTTATTTTAAATTCGTGTTTACGACCTTCGATACTAGCACTCACCTTTTGAACATATTGAGGAACTATAGACTCCATGAATCTGTTGTGACGTATTTCCATCCAAGGTTTCCCTTTGATTGTCTCCATGATGCCTGGGTCAAGAGATCCTACCAATCTACCTTGAACGTGAGCTTTGATGTCATCAGGTGAGTTAAACTTCAACAACTCGGCATGCGACATCCGGTCGAACTCACTGGAAATATTTGTGAGCGTTGGTGCGATGTTAGCGTCAGCAATTCTCTTGTAAGCTGCCTCTTGATACTCTTTATCTGCTCCGAGCCATGTCAAGACTCCTTCCGCTTCAACGTCTCCGTTTTTAACTTTAGTTTGTAACTCCTCAAGGGATATTTCTTCCGCTTGTCGCGCTCCTGATGCCGCACTTATGTTACGTGCCTGTCCTAGTAGTTGAGGAAGCTCAGATAACGCACGGGAGAGTTCTAAGGCTCTGTTGTCTCTTGGCGTTTGGCTTACAACAACATTGTAATTACCCATGCGACCAATAGTAGGAGTGAGAGGGACTTGTCCAAGATTAACATCTACAGGGCGTCGTGCTGCGTTATTGAATAGGGATGAAAGTGCTTCTTGCTGAGTCATAGGAAAGTGTTCTTTTTGTAGGTGTGTGTGTGTGTTATCTAGGTGAGCCTACGGGGGGAAGATCAGAAGGTCCAACAGGTGCTCCAGTGTTAACGATTGAATAATCTGAAGGTCCAACAGGGGCTTGAGGTATCACGGTTCCTGGAACATTCCCAAATCCTCCTACGGGATCTCCGTCGAGAGCTTTAGCAGCAGATTCAGGTGGACTCATCCCTTGCATGGCTTGCGCCATTGACATCCCCGCTTTAAGACCGCTAAGACCTGATGAAAGAAGGCTTGCTTGCTGGATCGGGCGATTGATCCGAAGTTGGTTCATCATTGTTCGTGATGATTCCTCCTCCAAGGTGAATGCGGATTGGGTCGCTTGGAGATTCGTCTGGCGATCCTCAGAGAACTGATAACGTGCTTCTTGTGCTGCGAGGTCTCGCTCTAACATATCCAAGGTGCGTCCACCTACGCCTCCCTCTGTGAGAGCACTGAGTGTAGTGCTGGACTTTGCAGCCATCCCTTTGATCTGTGCTGCGTCTTTACGTTGTGCTCGTGCGATGCTCTCTTGAGCCTGTCTAAGACGAACAGCGGTGTTTGCTTTTCCTGCTCTGATTTGTTCAGCAGCAGAGGCTTGAGCTTGAGCTTTTTCTTGGGCATTAGCAGCGGCTCTTTGACCGGAATATGAGGTGGCAGCAGTTGCTATTCCAGTTATGATCGAGATCGGTTCACACATAAAGGGATGTTATTCGTTGGGGTGTATAATAAATAAGGAGAAATCGTTTTCTTTTGGCTCTTCAACAGTAGCACCACACCATTTCAACCAGCGTAACGCATGGGTGTTCTCGGCGTGGACCTCGTTGACACAAGGAAGTTGGTAGTGGTTAACAATAAACTTAACCCACGCTTTGCTGGCTTTGGCGAACTCCTTCCCTGATTCTTTGATCAAGTCATCCGTGCAAAGCAACCAGATGTAATTGGTTTCATTAGGCATCAACGGGCCAACCCCGAAGCAAGCCAAAGGCTTCTTGGTTTTGTTGGAGCAGATAGACCACGTATGGTAATCATTAGCAAGTCCGTGTCGTATAGCGTCTCTAGGGCGAGTCCCCGAGCTTAACAAACACTCCAGCTTGTCAATCTCCCGCATGTTATCGCCTACGTCCTCGATGTCACTTGGGAGTGCAGAACGGATGTAGACGTTGTTATATTCTAGTTGAACGGGTGTGGACGTTGGATTCGTATTCACAGGACTGGAAGTTGGCGGTAAAGGCACTTGAGTTTACAATCTTAATAACAGACTCAGGTGCTGCTGTATAGATGGAAAACCGAAACTTACCTTCCTCAGAAGCTCGTGACCCCATCGCGTCTACGTTGATGTTAAAGGGACTATACGAATAGATTCTCTTGTCACGGGCGCGTGGTGTTACCTCTAGTTGGAACGCTGAAGCCTCGGAAAAGAACAACGTGCCATTCCGAAGGATCAACCGAGCGAGGCCCGAGGATGTCGGAGGGTTTCCTTGTTTGAACACAGGCTCACTCAAGGTGCATTCCATGTTGTATTTAAGACCCGAGAAGCATGTCTTGTAGAAGCCCTGGATGGTGGCGGTGTTGTTGTTAATTGAAACAATGTTCAGTTTCCTTCCATCCAAGTCATACACCTCAACTACATCTCCATTCTCTGGAACGAACCCGAGGTCAATGGTGATGTTCACTGCGTCAGTAACAACGCTCTGCGTGAAGGTGTGCTTCTTGAGGAGATCAAGGTGAATCGTAAAGCCTCCTGTGGTGTCATCCTCTACGCGAAGTTCTTCAAACTTAACCTCAGAGATCACTGACTGTCCGGCCTTGTCGCCTACACAGAACAACGAACTCTTCATGAAGTGCATCCCAATAACATCAAATGACATCGTTAGCTTGCCCCATGAACTCAGGACTTTCTCGCGTCCATTAAAGAAGTATTTGTAAAGGTAGATGTCCTTGCCTCCTGTGGCAAACGCCAAGAGTTCCTCTGAGGATGTCCCAGCAGAAAATAACACATCCCCTTTAGGAATATACGCAGGGATCTGTGTGGTGATCTCATCGGAGTCATAGACATCCGTGGTGGCGTTAAGGCTATACTCTTGGACTCCAAGGAACTCTCCACGCTCATACGGAAAGTAAACATACGATCCTACTGCAAGCGGGTCTGAGGTGGTGTCCGAGTTGTAGTTCGTGATGGCATTGAGTGTTACCGTGTCGTTGGTCAACGGGTCGCCCTTCAAGACGAACTGACCACGGTTACCAAACAATAACAAATTCTCTTGAAAAGCAATGCTGCTACGGAGGTCAGTCACGTTAGCGGTGGCAGATGTTATGTCAATCGGAGCGGTATCCAGAAGCGTCCTTACGGTGGTCCTAAAGAAGTTGAACAGTTCAGCAGCCTCAGACAACACGATGACATCCTGGAAGATGAACCCAAAGCGGTTCTTGAAGAAGACCATGTTGTTGATCGTCTTGCCAACAAAGGA